AGAAGACACAACAGGTAGCCGAACAGCGACGCGAGTTCCTCCGCGAGCGCGAGGCGCTTCTTCGAGGCAAGGACGCGCTAAAGGACCGCGAGGAGGTTCCGGAGTACGACCCTTTCAACGAGGAGTCGATCACCGCTCGGATTGAAACGGAGGTGAACCGTCGCCTCCGCGAAGTCCTCGAACCCATGGAAGCGGAATACCAGACCATGCAAGCGGAGGAGAACTATCAGCGGTTCCTCTCCGAGCATTCCGACTTTAAGACGGACTCCGCGCTCCGGTCTGAAGTCCAGCATCTCCTCGAGGCGAACAGTTCTCTCGACCTTGAAACGGCGTACTATGCCGCGAAGGGTAAACAGGCGCGACTCGAAGCGAAGAAGACGCGCGAGGAGACCTCCGCGACCAGGCGCGCGAGGAAGCAGGCCGCGAGCATCGGAACCGGAGCGCCTCGCAAGGGCGGACGCGTCGCTAAACCGAAGGCCGGAGACCTCCGGAAGATGAGCGCGGCGGACATTCTCGCGATTGCACAACAGATGCACCGGAACTGATTATCCATAGACTTGTTCACAGGGTCGCGGTATATCTCAAGGGTACAGGCTACCTCCAGAGGAGCGCCTGGTCCGCTTAGAGACTCTCCGGAGCACCTCGACCCCGAATCGTAAACAACTCCTCTTGAGGCGCTACCCATGGCTCCACAGTCTGTAATCTCGACCACGCTCCAGCTCCTGCGGGACAAGCTGGTCGACAACTCCTTCCTTTCTCATCCCCTGTTTCGCGCTATCGAAGGCGCTGGTAATCTGGTCAAGGTCTCCGGCGGTCTCCGAGTCGAGCAGCCGGTGATTTTCGGGGAGCACTCCTCGATTACCCAGCTTTCAAGCGGCTTCGAGCCGGTCTCCATGGCCGTTACCGATCCGTTCCAGTCCGCAAAGTTCGAGTTCAGCAACTTCACACAGCCGATCATCCTTAACGCCGTCGAAAAGGCCGCGAACAAGGGAGACCTCGCGGTCGTCAACATCCTTGAGTCGAAGATGCGGAACGTCATGCTTGGACTGAAGAAGGAAGTCTCGCGACAGGTCATCCGGGGTAACTCCTCCGTCCTGACGTCCTTCCAGACTCTCAACGGAATGACCACCGCGCCTGGTACCGGCTGGCTCGAGGCTTTCCCGACTGCAACTCAGCAGAACGTGGTTGGCGGTCTCTCGAAGGTCTCCTATCGGTCTCAGAACTGGTTCAACAACCTGAAGGACTCCGGCGGTACGCTGTCGCTGTCTCACCTGGACGAGTTGTTCATTCAGTGCCAGATCCGGAACCCTTCCGGCGCGTTCCCTGACATCCTTCTGATGTCTCCGAACTGCTTCGCAGCGTTCCAGAATCTTCAGCAGTCCTTCGTTCGCTACACCTCGAACAGTGACCGCTCGAGCCTGGACGCGGACATGGTCGGCATGTGGCGCGGCGCTCGAATCTATGTCGAGCCAAACCTGGGTTTCACCGCTCAGAATCCCGCGAAGGCGGTCTCCGCTTACGCTCTCTCCTCCGACCAGTTCCAGCTTTACGCGGATACGGACGGCTTCTTCAACGTCTCCGAGATGCAGCCCGTTCCGGGTACCGCGACCGAAGCCGCACAGGTCTTCTGTCGTATGCAGCTCGTGACTGGACACCTCGCCTCACACGGCGTTCTCATCGATGCGGAGGCTTAGACCATGGCAACCTCTACCCTGATTCAGTTCCTTGACGCCGGACAGACCTCGGAGACGATGAACCGTCGACAGGTCGAGACCTTCCTGGCCGGAGGTGCTATCACCGCCGGAGACTGGATCCAGCCGGACCTCTCGAAGACCAGCGGCGATGAGATGCTTTATGCAATCGAAGCCGCCGGAGTCGCTACCAAGGGCAACCCTGGAGCTATCGGAGTCGCGCTCGAGACCGTCGCAGCCGGAGACCAGGTCCGCGTCGTCGTCGCGGGCTATGTCGCCTCCGCTTCGGTTGCTGGTGCGACTGTCGCGGGTAGCGCGCTGGTCGGTCCCATCGGAACCGCCGGACAGGCGGCTATCGAGGTTCCTGGAACCACTTCCGGCGCCGTCTGCGGCTATGCCCTTGACGCTGATACCGCGAACTTCGCGCCTGTTATGGTCGTGAAGCGGTTCTAAGTCTTCGCGGTCGGCATTCGCTCGACCCACAAGCCCGGTCCGGTCCGCTCCTGTCCGGACCGGGCTTCCTATTACCCTGGAGTAGCGCGCGATGAACCTCGGAGACCTCCTCGACTTCGTCGGAAACCTCCTCGACTATGATCCGTCGAATACGGTTTACCGGAAGCAGCTCGTTAGCCTCTTGAACGATGCACAGTCGCGCCTCCTGACGGACCGACATTGGGACTTCGGAGTCCGAGACCGTCGCCTCCTGGTCTGGACGGACATTCCAGACCAGACAATCACGGTCACAGTCGGAAGCGCACAGTTCACCGGGACATTCCCGGTCGCAGCGTCGACCATTACTCCAGGCTCCGAGCTGGCCGGAGCGACTGTCCAGTTCACCGAATCGAACGGGACGAAGCACCGACACCGGATCGCCTGGATTCAGAACGGAACGACCGGACACTTCCTCCGACCGTATCAGGGCGCTGTCTCCGGCGCGGTCTCCGCGAAGATTCAGCGGCGCGACGTCGCGCTTCCATCGGATTCGATGAACGTCCTAAACGTCTCGGACCCTCACATTGGCATACCCGCGAAGGCGCTATTCCTGTCGAAGTGGGAACGCGAGGACGCGAACCTCGACCCGGAACTCCTCGGGACAATCGAGGCATACCTTCCGTCCGATGGATTCCGCGTCGCTGGTCCTCAAACCGCGCGAGGAGCCACGGTACAGACCGCCTCCGCAGGACAGGGGATTCGGACGGTCGACGTCTACATGGTAAACGTCCGGAATCCGAACGCTCAAAACTACCCGACCTATTCCCTGGACGTCTCCAGCGGCTTCGAGTCGGCATTCTCGAAGGTCTCGACCTTCTCCCTCTCCGATACTCAAACGCTCCACTTTACGCCGGAGACCATCCCTTCGCGGACCGGGTTTTACCGTCGCTACTATATGACCTGTGCGGAGGCGAACATTCTCGCGCCGGTTCGCGTGAGGAATGCGGACGCGGAAGGAGGCGTCGCGCTCGGAGTCGATACCGTCGCTCCGACAGGCGGCGTCACATTGAAACCAAACCTCGCGCTATCTCACCTCTCCGGACAGTCGTTCCAGTCGACCAGCATTCGTTATCGCTGGAATCAGTCGAGCGCCTATCGGACCATTCAGCTCTATCCGCATCCGGACGGAGACCAGGCCGTAAAGGTCCGGACGCTGATCAATCCGGAGCGAATGCAGGAAGACCAGGACGCGCCGCTGGTCCCTGCTTCCTATGCTCAGATTCTCGCGTATGCAGCCCTTGAACAGCTCGCGCTCAAGGTCGACAATCCCGCCCTATCGGCTGTCTATGCGAGGAAGAAGGACGTCCTCTATCGAGGCATGGAGGCGCGCTTCCTCGGACAAGTTCCGCGCCGAATCATTAAGGGGAATCCGACCGCCGGATATCGCTTCGTTCGGAACCCGTTCGGACCGCTGACGTTTACATGATTCAGGACACGTATCAGACTCCGTTAGCCGGAGGCGTCGCGACCAGGCTTCCTCAGAATCCGCAGGACGCGAACGTCTGTCAGAATCTCATTGTCGATAAGTCGACCGGCGGCTGGTCGACGCGTATCGGCTATGAACGGTTCAAGCTCGGAGGGTCGAGCTGGTCTCCGTTCGCGAGCTGCGGACCGATCTATTCTCTCCATGCCGCTCAAAACCTCGCGACCGGCGCGAGACAGTCGATTCTGTTCGAGGAGAAGGGGAACCTTCATCTCTTGTACGACTCCTCCGGACTGGTCCAGCTCAAGACCATTCGGACCGGTCGCAGCATACCGACAGCGACGGAGACCGGCTCCTGGTTCACTGATACGCCGTACGGGACTGTCGTAACGAACGGCGTGGACCGTCCGCTCCTGGTCTATCCATGGCCCTCTCCGAAGTCCTCGAGCGTGCTTCCGGAGACCTTCGCGCGTCCGTTCGGCTTCGACGGACTTCCGGCTCCGGTCGACCCTTACAAGGTCGTTCCGATGCCTCGCGCCTCCGGTGGTGTCATTTACGACCCACAGGCCGGAGGCGGCGCGGTCACAATCTGGTGTCCGTCCGATACAGCCGCGATACCGTCCGGCGGACAGTGGGGGCTCGGACTCGCAAACAATCTCAACGGTACGGACCGGGACAAGTCCTCGATATTCGGCTGGTCCGTCGCGTTCATCTCGGACACAGGCTCCGAAGGACCGTCCTCCGTCCTGTCGTCCGCGACATGGTCAATCCTGGGAGAGACGACACACAACGCCGGAGACGGCGCGCAAGGGTTCCGACACGCCTGTCTATTGGACATTCCAGTCGGACCGGACGGAACGGTCGCTCGGAAGCTGTATCGAACGACGAACTACAGCGACGACTACGTCTCGCAGGGAGATACGACCCTGTACTTCCTCGACCTGGTCCGGAACAATGTCGAGGACCAGTTCTTCGACGCAATCGCGACAGCGGCGCTCGGACAACCGGCACCGGACATTGCGACCGGTCCGCTCCCAGCTCCGGCGGCGCGCTTCTCCGCGCTGTATAGCGGCTGTCTGTTCCTGGACGGCGGTATCGAGGACGGTCGGACGCTCTATTACTCTGCGGCTGGTCTGATCGAACAGTTCGACGCCGCGAGCTATATCGAGTTGTCGAGTCAAGGCGGCATGATTACCGCTTTGTTCGCTCATTATACGGACCTCCTGGTCTTCAGAGAGAACGGGATAGACGTCGTCCGAGGAAGCTACGCGTCCGGCTTCACGGTTACGACGCTGTCGAACAGTGTGACCTGTCGCGCGCCGCAGTCTATCGAGGCGATCCCAGGTCTCGGAGTCGTCTTTCTTGGACAGGACGGAGTCTATGCCTTGACCGGCGGTCTCGAAGGCGGCGCGGTCTCCGACGTTGTGAACCTCACAGTCGCACAGGACGACCTGATTCAGCGGATTACGCCGGATTGTCATCCGAAGGCCGTCGCGACCTTCTCCGCAGAACTGCGAGAATACCAGCTCTACCTCCCAGCGGACGGAAGCGACCGTCCGTCGCTCGGACTGGTCTTCCATATTGACCGATTAGGTCAAGCGGACCAGCTATCGCCATGGTCGACGCGTCTCGGATTCCCGGTCGGATCGGTCGCGACCCTATACGACGGAACGGTGGTCTTCGGACACAACGTCGGAGACGAAGCCGGAGGAACGGATTCCCAGCGCGGCCTGTTCGTGATCAGCTCGAAGCGCGCGCTCGGATCGTCCGTCGTCGCGGACGTCATGACGGACGGTCCTCCTCCGACTTCGATATACCGGTCCGCGTGGTGGTCTGGAGGAGATCCGCAGGTACAGAAGCAGGTCTCCTATGTCACGGTCTGGATTCTTACGACCGGCGGTCCGGAAGTCACGCTCCGGCATTACAAGGACTTTCGCTTAACGCCGGTCTCCGAGCGGACCTATGTATGCCAGCCGCCGGACGCGACGCCGCTTCCGGAGCTGGACTCCGTCGTCCTCGGAGCGAACACCTATCAGACGGAGCGCCTGGTCCCTCTCCGCTTCTCCGTCGCGCACATGTCCGCGTCCTGGTTTTGCTTCGAGCTGGAGACGACGGAGGATATCGTCCTGGTCGGATACGAGTACACCTATACGACGAAGGGAACGCTTATCGTTCAAGGGCCGCGAGCATGAAGAAATGGACGAAGCGAGACGCGACCCTCGAGGCGGCTGTCTCTCCGGCGGCTGTGAACGACGAACTCCGCGCGTCGCAGTCCTCGATAACGACACTCGACCGCGACCAGCTCCCGGCGGAGTTCGTCGACCAGGCGCGCCTCGAGACATACGCGCTCCATCGGGTCTATGTGGCGGACAAGTG